CCATGGGACACTAAGTCAGACCGCGCTGAGTGCGCCTTCCGACTTGCTGATAGTATAACACAACTTGACATATGAGTCAAGGCTCTTGGGTAACTTTCTCATTTATCGGGATGCGCGTCATCGTCTCTAAGGATAGGGTCTCGGTGCGCGTCATCGTCTGCCTCCCAACCCATGTGGCGACTAGGTGGTTCATTAGTGCGCCGTATCTCGCCCGCTACTATCCTTGTGAGCAAGAGATATAACTCCTCATCTGTCTGATAGCCCTGTGGTTCACCCTCGCCTATCCGATACTCGTATGGCGCATCAAGGTTGCAATAGAACAGCGGCCCACTTATGACAGACACCTCTGTCCCGCATGGGAACTCGTACCGCGCGTGGTAGTGCTTGCCCAACTTGCCGCCTTGCATTAGCTGTGCTTGGTGTTCGCCGTGGGTTACTAAGAACTCCCTGTAGGGTAGCAATGGCGTAGTAAATATCTCAGCCATGTGGCTCATGTCATTGACTCGCATACTTGTTCAATCCTTTCAAAAGGGTCAGGTCAGTCACTAGGATGTAGTTGGACTTCGCCATGGGCACGATGGTACGAACGGGCGCGGTCTCCTGCTCAGCACATGGCATGCACATCTTGTATCCAAGAGCCCACCTCGCGGTGGGATACTGTTCATCGCACTTGCGGCAATGCGGGGTGTGGTTAGTCATACTTGTTCTCCTCGTGGTCTTCCACACAAATCAGGGCGACGACGCCGAACAGAAACCCGCCACAGATAAGCAACGCATTGCCGATGTAGCCCTCTGCGCCAAGCCCCGTACCTATGCACATGCTTCCGAGCAGGGTCAGTCCTGCAACTAGTAATGCACTCATTTCGATTCCTTTCTTGCTTTGTTTGATTCAAGACATTCTTTACACACAAAAATCATGTTCGGCCCTGATAGGCGTTGCGTCCCGCCGCTGGTGTACCTGTCCTGTTGGCATTGCCAACACAGGCGTTTGTGGGTAGCCCGCCATATGAGGTTCTCTCTGAGCGACTGCTCCACCTTGTTTTTGTGGGCGTAGGCATTGAAAACCCCCGTTCCTCTCATGGCAGTTTCCCCTTTGGGTAGGAATATGTGTAGGTGATGTCATAGCCAAGCCCCTTCACGCACATCAGAACGCGCTCAGTCAGAGTGGTCGTTCCTGCAATGGCGGCAAAGCGCATGGCATCTTCACAGGCGGGGTAGAACACTTTGTTGCCGTATTGGTCTTTTATCTCAACAGTTATGGTCTTCATAGTTAATCTCCAATGGATGGGTGGGGCGTTATGCAATGTCTACATACAGCGTGGTTTCGGTAACGGCATAGACTGGAATGTCATAGCCATCGGGGTCAAACACAGCGGCTTGGTTGCACAGCCACATTTCGTAGTCAGCGGTGGCTTTGTTTGAATACACATTGCAGGGCTTGCCGTTGCAGGTCAGCACATATACTGACCCACAGTTCTGCGTATCGCCAATGCTGTCCATGTCATCTTCATAATCTAGCTGCTCAAGATATAGGTTCTTCATCTGTCCCATGGTGTTCTCCTAAAGGGTGTTAATAAATTAAATGGTGTCGTAACCTGTGCAGAAGGCCCAGAGTGCGGCCTCGCTGTCTGGCTCATGGATGGTCAGCCCATCGAACTCGTTGTCGATGTCACCGAACTCATCAAAGTCGTAAGCCCTATCAAGGAACTCAAGGTTCTGTGTGTGGTAATGGTCGATGCGGAACTCAGTCTTCATATAAGAGTCCACTCCGTCATGGGATGCTCTATTGGGCGGGGTTGCACGATCATGCTTAGTTGCACGAAACTGCTTGCGTAGGTGGCGAGGCAGGGATGCGAGCCATGCGGTGGCATCGCGCTGTTGTTCGGCTGTTGCGGTCATAAACGATAGCATTGTGTTACTCCTTCGAGGTTTGGATGAATCCCGTTGCACTGAAATCCCACGGGTGCGTGGGGAACTAATTAACTGCCAACTAATCTCTTTCTTCTCCCATGCGCCCATTGTAGGCGATTTTCACTCTTATGTCAAGGCTTTATTTACATTAGTTAGATAGTGGCGGGTCGGGTTGGGGCTTGTTCTATTTGTTCTACTTGTTCTATTTTTGTGACTTTACCTATAGAACGGGATTTTGTGGGCGCGGCGTTGCTAAGTCGTTGATTTCATTCATAAAAAAATATTTTTTAGATAGATAGAGAGAGGTTTGTTCTAATGTTCTACTGTTTTTGAAAGGGTATGCCGTTATTTTTGCGTTTTTTACGATTGGCCTTGCAGTTGCCGCTAAAGGGTCTTGCTCAGCATTTTCTTAAAAAACCAGACCCCCTTCCTGAAAAATCGTAGAACATTAGAACAAATCCCGTTTTCTTCTTTAGAATCAAGGACTTAGCTTGTTCTACACGCCCAAAAAAAGTAGAACAAACGCCGTTTTGTGGAACAGAAACTTAGAACAAACGCTGCTTTTTATCGCCTACCGTTTTCTTAACTCAGATACGCCGATTTTGGCTCTATCGTTTACCGTTTTCTTAACTCACAGAGCCAAATTTCGTGTACTTCGTTTACCGTTTTCTTATCCCACGCATCCGTGGGACGCTATTTAAGCGATGCGGCTACGCTGTGCGCGTTCTAACCCGCGCCGACACGCCCACTCACACGCGCGCACTAAAATAACTGGTATCAAATAGCAGGGCGCAAAAAAACCCGCTAGGCCTTGCGACCTAGCGGGCTGGGCTAATTACTTAGCGTTATATGCTTTCCAGAATGCATCCTTTGCCATTCTGAATTGCACGGCGGATGCGGTGCTATCTTGGCGCGATTCTTTTACTTTCACCGATTTTTCTAATGCGTCAAATGCACGGGTTACCGATTCTGTAAAATATATCGTTTCCCGTGCCGGTGCATCGCCTGTAGTGGCTTTCCGGATTAACTCTTTCGCTTTGCGTTTCAGGTCACCCAGTCGGTTTGATGCATAGGTTTGCACCGCATCTCGTACATCACCGATAATGCGATGCTTTTCCGGCTCAGTGCTTTTCAACCGGCCGAATTCTACAGGGGATAATGAAAACGCATATTCTAAACCTACAGCGATTTTCTCCAGTGCTTTGTTTTCGATATGCTCAGGTACCGCTAAAATATAGTGGCCATTGATTACCGCATACATCACCGGCGGATTGTTTTCGTTATAGCGCTTGAAATAACCCGAATACAATTCGGCCTTTGCTTCGGCAGAGATAGTTTCCGGAAAATCTGCGATGTTATCTATCGCATACTGGGCAGATACCGCAAGGGAATCAGATATTCCCGCCTGTTTATAGCCTAAATCAGTTAGGCCGGTGAATGTCAGGGTTTCGCCTGACTGAATAGTTGTTTTGGCTTTTGCCATGGTAGCAGTCCTTTGATAAGGGTTAAAAAATCGTCACCGCATAATCACGATGACAAATACATAATGACACAATGGCCCCGTTATGTAAAATTTCACGGGGGAATGGGGCACTAAATAACGCGCCCGCCGCGCGCACATGGCACGCCCGACCAAAAATAACTGGTATCAAAGGGGCCGAAGCCCCGATGACTACCGCCCCAGCCTACTGAACTCCACGCCATCTAGCTTGGCGCAGAACAAAGCCCGCGCCATTTGAATGCGTATTTCGTGGAACAGCACAGCGCGTGGGTTGCGGTACACACTGACCGGACGGCGTTCGAGCATTGCCTCGCGGCATGCATCGGTGACCATGTATCTATATAGGTTGATATGGGATTGCTTCATTTGATTGCTCCTAGTAAGAAGGGGGCCGAAGCCCCCGTTGGTTAGTACACTGCGCGGCGTCCACCGAGCAGCTTGCCGTGCTTGCCGTACACCACCGTGTATCGGGGCTTGTAACAGCGCATCCAATCTAATGCGTCTGCCTCATTGCGTGCCCACCATGTGTGGGCATATCCGCTGTTCCTATCCATGGCTATCACCTCATAGTGGGTGAGCCACAACCAGATGGCTTTGAACATTGCTGTTCTCCTTGTGTCTGCCTTGCGGGATTGCTTGGCATTGAATACATCATGGCAGATTCCAGCGCATATGTATAGTTTGGCGGGGGACCGGCACACCCCCACCCCCCAAGACGCGCAGATGGGACCCACGCCTCCCTATACACTTAGCAGCAGACAAATGACCGCACAATTTTTAAAAAACTAGGGTACAATCCCCCTTTATTCATTATTGATTTTGGGGGTACTATGGAAGGCAAGGTCTTTAACCGTCTTACCGTAATTGGTTTAGCACACCGCGACGTTAAATACAACAAACATTGGAGTTGCCTATGCGCATGTGGTAAAGCAACTACCGTACGAGGAGACCGCTTAGTAGCGGGGCACACCCAGTCTTGCGGGTGCTTACGTAAAAATAACACCACTAAAAAAGCCATTGAGGCCCGTATTGCAACAGCAAAAATAGAACGGAAGACCTATTCAAGAGACTCATATAAATCAATGATTCGGCGGTGCTATGAACCTACGTTGCATCCCGGCTACTACAAATATGGGGGTAGAGGGGTTGAAGTGTGTGACCGTTGGCGGTTTGGCGAAGGTAGCAAAAGTGGGTTTGACTGCTTTCATCTAGACATGGGCCCTAGGCCCCAAGGTAAAACCATAGACCGCATTGACGGAACCAAAGGGTACTTCCCTGAAAACTGTAGATGGGCTACACCTAAAGAACAAGCAGCTAATAGGGTGAACACCCCCCGTCACTAAATCCCGACCCCGTGTAAAAAAATTTTTTACAAAAAATTCCCAAGTGCTATATACTGGCGCTATGACATCTCCGTTAGTACCGACTATCGAGGAGAACATTCCTCTACCAGACAACTCCAAGGAAGCCTTTCCTGAGCTCACCCCTGCTCAGGAATTGGAGATGCGCGCCAATGTAGTTAAGCTCATGTCAGACTTAACAGGGTCGCCCATATCTCCTACAAGTGACAACATGGACCAAGCTAGGCAGTTGGCCCGCGACATGATTACGGACTCCCAGCACCGACCCGACTTTGCCAAGTACCCCAACGAAACACTTGCCTTACTAGCGGGCATGGTCGCCCAGATGAACGTATCTATAGTGGAGGAGCTCTCCGACTTCAAGATGTACGTCGTCAATAAGCTGGTGCAGGAGGTGGAGAACGCCCGAGACCCTAAGGTACGCATCTCTGCTATTGCTAAATTAGGTGAAGTTGATGGTGTGGATGCTTTTAAGAAGCGCACAGAGATCACTCACAAGATACAGACCATTGAAGAAGTCGAAAAAGAGCTACTTGAGACCCTCGGAGCACTGGAAAACCGCGCAATCGACGTAGAGGCGCGCGAAGTTGTCCGACTAGAGCAGCCAGTCGATGAGTGAAGTCCTCAAACTGACCCCAGAACAGCTATTTAAGCTGCGGCAGGCACTGCCAAAGATGCCTGACAAGCAAAAACGCCGTGTTCTTGAGCTTTTGAAGACCTATGACACCCAAATAACCCAGAATCTGGGCAAAGAAAGCTTCCTTGACTTCGTAAAACACGTCTATCCGGGCTACAAAGTCGGTCCTCATCACCTTAAACTGGCTCAGATTTTTGAAGATATTGCCAACGGCAAGAAGAAACGGGTCATCGTCAACATCGCCCCGCGCCACGGCAAGTCAGAACTGATTTCCTACCTTGCACCAGCATGGTTCTTGGGTAAATACCCCCAGAAGAAGATCATTATGTCGTCCCACACAGCAGACTTGGCTGTGAATTTTGGTCGGCGCGTGCGTAACTTGGTGGGTTCAGAGTCGTACCGGGACATATTCCCGCAGATAGAACTGCAGGCTGACTCGAAGTCGGCTTCACGATGGGGGACAAACTTTAATGGCGAGTACTTTGCTATCGGTGTCGGCGGTGCTCTTGCTGGGCGCGGTGCTGACCTTTTTATTATTGATGATCCTCATTCAGAGCAAGAAGCTAAAACTGGAAAGCCCGAAGTGTTTCTTCCTGCTTGGGAGTGGTTTCAGTCTGGCCCTCTCCAGCGCCTTATGCCGGGAGGCGCGATTGTGGTTGTTATGACCCGTTGGTCAAAGCTCGACTTGACTGGGCAAATCGTGTCCCAGATGAACAAGGAAGAGGGCGTTGACCAGTGGGAAGTGATTGAGTTTCCGGCAATTAAGGATGACGGAGAAGCTCTGTGGCCTGAGTTTTGGCCCGTGGAAGAGTTGCTTGCTAAGAAGGCCGCGCTAGATGTGCGCTACTGGAATGCCCAGTACATGCAGAATCCTGTCTCAGAAGAGGGCGCGCTCATCAAGCGGGAATGGTGGCAGATATGGGATAAGGAAGACCCGCCCGTCTGCGATTTCACTATTATGAGTTTGGATGCGGCACAGGAAGCTTCCAACCGATCGGACTTCAACGCTCTAACTACATGGGGTGTGTTCTTCAACGAAGAGACCAACAACTTCGCCATCATCCTACTTAATTCAATTAAGAAACGTCTAGAGTATCCAGAGCTTAAGAAATTAGTTCTAGCAGAGTATAAGGAGTGGCAACCGGATGCCTTCATGGTGGAGAAGAAGTCCAACGGCTCGGCGCTGTACCAAGAGTTTAGACGGATGGGTATCCCGGTTGGGGAGTTCACTCCCGGCAAAGGGCAGGACAAGATTGCTCGGGTTAATGCCGTGAGCGACCTGTTTGCGTCTGGGATAGTATGGGCCCCGGACCGCCGATGGGCCAAGGATGTTATTGAGGAATGCAACGACTTTCCTAGTGGCACTAACGACGACTTGGTAGACTCTACTACGCTGGCCCTTTTGAGGTTTCGGCAAGGTGGGTTTTTACGTCTCCCTTCGGATGAGCCGGAGGATGACTTCCTGTACAAGTACCGCAAAAAAGCGGCGTACTATTAAGGATAGATGATGGCTACTAATATGGACAGGGCGCTATATGCTGCTCCTCAAGGACTTGACCAACTAGGGGGCATAGATGATCAAGAGCCCATAGAAATCACAATCACCGACCCAGAGGCGGTAGACATTGAGGGGCCCGGCTTCTCTATGCACATAGAGCCTGTTGAAGAAGAAGATGACTTTGACGCCAACCTAGCAGAGAGCATGGACGAGGGTGAACTAGCCCAGTTGGCAGGTGACCTGATTGAAGACTACGACACCGACATTGCCAGTCGCAAAGACTGGGTGCAGACGTACGTGGACGGACTGCAGTTGTTGGGCCTGAAACTTGAAGAGCGGATGGAGCCGTGGCCCGGTGCTTGTGGTGTGTACCACCCGCTGTTGGCAGAGGCCGTGGTTAAGTTCCAAGCCGAGACCATGATGGAGACCTTCCCGGCATCAGGCCCGGTCAAGACCCAGATCATCGGCAAAGAGACGCCAGAGAAGAAAGCTGCGGCTGAGCGCGTTCAGAACGACATGAACTATCAGATGACTGATGTGATGGTCGAGTACCGGCCTGAGCATGAGCGCATGTTGTGGGGCTTGGGCTTGGCGGGCAATGCGTTCAAGAAGGTGTACTTCGACCCGGCGTTGAACCGTCAGGTGTCTATGTACGTGCCAGCAGAGGACGTGGTTGTGCCGTACGGTGCGTCTAGTCTGGAGTCTTCCGAGCGGGTTACGCATGTCATGCGTAAAACAAAGAACGAACTACGCCGACTTCAGCATGACGGGTTCTACAGGGATATAGACCTTGGAGACCCTGTTAATGTCATGGATGACATTGAGAAGAAGATCGCGGAGAAGCTGGGCTTTCGTGCTACCCAAGACAACCGGTACAAGTTCTTAGAGATGCAGGTTGACCTCGACCTTAAGGGCTATGAGCACAAGGATGAGAATGGTGAAGAGACGGGCATAGCGCTGCCGTACATCATCACTATTGAGAAGGGCACTGGCGAGATTCTCTCTATCCGCCGCAACTGGAGACCCGAGGATGACCATCATCAGAAACGCGCTCACTTCGTGCATTACCCGTATATCCCTGGTTTTGGGTTTTATGCTTTCGGTCTTATCCACCTTATTGGCGCTTACTCTAAATCTAGTACTAGTATTCTGCGGCAGCTCGTTGATGCTGGTACTTTGTCTAATCTACCCGGCGGTTTCAAGACTAGAGGACTTCGCACAAAAGGTGATGACACGCCAATCTCACCGGGAGAGTTCCGGGACGTAGATGTACCGAGTGGCACTATCAAGGACAACTTGATGGCGCTCCCATACAAAGAGCCTAGCCAAGTGCTGATGGCCCTGCTGGGGCAAATGATTCAAGAGGGTCGCAGCTTCGCTGGTTCCATGGAGTTGCAGGCGTCGGACATGTCCGCACAGGCTCCCGTGGGCACGACGTTGGCGATTCTTGAGCGTAGTCTGAAGACGATGAGCGCGATCCAAGCACGCATCCACTACGCGATGAAGCAAGAGTTCAAGCTCCTGCGGAACATCATCCGCGACTACACCCCTGATGACTACAGCTATGAGCCCGAGGAAGGTGGGCGGCAGGCTAAGCAGTCTGACTACGACTTGGTGGATGTCATCCCTGTTAGCGACCCCAACGCCACTACCATGGCGCAGAAGGTTGTGCAGTATCAAGCGGCTCTACAGTTAGCTCAGACTGCTCCTCAGTTGTATGACCTCCCCATCTTGCATCGCCAGATGTTGGACGTGCTTGGCATCAAGAACTACCAGAAGCTTGTGCCGATCGAAGACGACATGAAACCGCGCGACCCCGTGACGGAGAACATGAACATCCTCAAGGGCAAGCCGGTCAAGGCCTTCTTGTACCAAGACCACAAGGCACACATCGTCGTGCATATGGCGGCGATAAAAGACCCGCACATCCAAGAGCTAGTTGGGCAAGACCCGGCGCTGCAGCAAAGAGTGATGGGGGCTATGTCGGCCCACATTGCAGACCACTTGGGTATGGAGTATCGCAAGCAGCTTGAGCAGACTATGGGTCAGACACTACCGGCCTACGAAGATGACCAAGATGAGGTGATGATGTCTCCAGAGATGGAGGTCAAGGTGTCTCAGATGGCAGCGCAGGCAGGCCAGATGTTGCTCCAGCAGCACCAGCAAGAAGCTCAGCAAGCCAAGAACGCACAAGCAGCGGCTGATCCGCTACTCCAGCTTCAACAGCAAGAACTGCAGATCAAGCAGGGCGAGTTGCAACGCAAGTCTCAGAAAGACATAACTGATATGCAGGCCAAGATGGCCCAGATTGATGTCGAGCTCAAGCGCATTGAAGCCCAGCAGGAAACTGAAGGAGCCAAGCTTGCATTACAGGCTCAGAACAACAAGGAGCAACGCGACCACCAGCATACGTCGGAAGGGTTCCGGGCCAAGGTGGATATGGTGAAACAAAACGCGCAGCTTCAACAGCAACGAGAAATGCAAGCGGCATCGTCCGCGAAGAAAGGTGAATGATGGACGACAGCCGCAAGCTAATCAACGTCATTAACCAACGAATTGACGAAGGCGTCAAACACATCGAAGAGGCTCTAGCAGCGAAATCTGCGAAGAGTTTTGACGAGTATTGCGAGATGTGTGGGGTTATCAAAGGTCTGCTCACCGCCCGCTCTTATCTATCAGACCTTACACACCAACTGGAGAAGTTTGACGATGAATGAAGCTTATGACATCAGAGCAGTGGACCTGTCCGCTGTGATGAACACATCAGCAGAAGAGAAAGCAAAACAGTTACCCATGCCTTCTGGCTACCGGATTCTGTGCGCTGTCCCTGAAGCTGAAAAAGAGATTGAAGGAACAAGCATTAGCCTTCTCAAGTCAGCAGAGATGATGCGCAATGAAGAGTTGCTCACCACGGTTCTGTTTGTCGTTGATTTAGGCCCTGACTGCTACAAAGACCCCACTCGGTTTCCAACCGGGCCGTGGTGCAAAAAAGGTGATTTTGTCTTGGTCCGGCCCCACGCTGGCACTCGGCTTCTCATCCACGACCGTGAATTCCGCATCATCAACGACGATTCTGTCGAAGGCGTTGTAGAAGACCCACGGGGAATCAAACGCAAATAGGAGCGCACATGCCTAAATTTGAAGAAGAGTACAAGTTTCCTGATGAAGTTGACATCAAAGCAAGTGACGACCAGAAGCTGGAAATCACTGTTGAAGGTGATGATGACGTAGAAGTCAACATCGTTGATGACACTCCTAAAGAAGACCGGCACGTTGACCCGCTGCCGGAGTCAATCAAGGACGACCTTGAGAAGGCTGACGAATCTGCTGAATATTCTAAGAATGTAAAGCAGAAATTTACGCAATACAAAAAAGCTTGGCACGACGAACGTCGGGCTAAAGAGGCGGCTCTCCGAGAGCAGCAAGAGGCTTTGGCGGCTGCGCAACAGATTCTGGATGAGAATCGTCGGTTGAGAACTATGGTGCAGAGTGGTGAGAAAGAACTCATCTCCACCTACCAAAGCTCGGCTGAAATGGAGCTTGAAACGGCTTCACGAAACTATCGAGAGGCGTATGACTCGGGTGATTCCGAGAAATTACTAGCTGCGCAGCGGGCTTTGACGCAAGCGGAAATGAAGTTGGATAAGACCAAAAATTACCGCCCTACTGTACAACCGCAGGAAAATAGTGTACAAACTACTCCGCAACCGCAGGCGGCTCCTCAGATGGACCCCAAGGTCGCAAACTGGGTGTCCAAAAACCCTTGGTTTGTGTCCCGTGACAAACTGGCAATGCGCAAGTATGCTGAGGGGGTTCACGAAGAGCTAGAAGTGCGGTATGGTAGAGCATTCGTAGGTACTGATGAATATTTCAGCAGTATTGATAAAGAGGTTCAACGCAGGTTCCCAGAAGAATTTGCAGCTTCTAAAAACGATGGCGGTGATAAGCCCCAGCGTACAAGGCCAAGCACGGTGGTAGCACCAGCTAAACGCAGTACTGCGCCGAAGCAAATCCAACTGACTAAAACTCAGGCAGGGTTGGCTAAAAAACTTGGTATAACTCTTGAGCAATATGCTCGGGAAATTAGTAAATTGGAGGCCTAAAAATGGCTGAGAACAGATTGCAACGCGAGATGACTGCACGGGAAATGGGCGAGCGCCCTAAGAAGTGGATGCCAGCAGAGATGCTGCCTGAACCTGACAAACAACCGGGCTATGCGTACAGATGGATTCGGGTTTCTACTTTGAATGACCCCGACCCCCGTAATGTCTCGGGCAAACTCCGAGAAGGCTGGGAGCCGGTTGGCGTTGAAGAGCAGCCTAAGTTTCGGTTGATGACCGATCCAACTAGTCGATTTAAAGACAACATTGAGATTGGTGGGCTATTGCTCTGCAAGACGCCACATGAGTTTGTCGAGCAACGGGACGCGCATTTCGCAGACCAAGCACGAGCTCAAGTGGAGGCTGTGGACAATACTATGATGCGCCAGAGCGACCCGAGGATGCCGATGTTTAAAGAACGCCGGTCCACGACGAGCTTTGGAAAAGGTATTTAATTTTTAGGAGTCCTTTATGGCTTATCCGGTTATTGACGCCCCTTACGGGCTAAAGCCGATTAACCTGCTTGGCGGTCAAGTATTTGCTGGTTCTACCCGCATGTACCCCATCCAATACGGTTACTCGACTGATATTTTCTATGGTGATTTCGTTGTTCTATCCCGTGGCTTTGCCACACGCGCCTCAGTATCTACCGGCACCACTCTGAATCAGACCGTCGGTATTTTCTTGGGTTGCACTTACACCAACCCCACGACTAAGCAGAAGTTGTTCTCTCAGTATTGGCCCGCGAGCACCGCTGCCGGTGATTGCCAAGCCTATATCTCGGATGATCCTGATGCTGTGTTCAAGGCGGTTGTTTGCAGTTCCGGTACTACCGTTGCTTCTGGCGCTATGGCGATGATTGGCACTAACCTGTCAGCCATCAACAACACCGGCAACCTGAATACTGGCAACTCCGCCAATGCTGTTTTGGCTCCTAGTGACACTCCCGTCACTACCACTCTGCCTCTGCGCATGGTTGGTCTGGTGCCTGAGACTGCAGTTTCGCTGGGTACTGCTACTTACAGCACGGGTACTACTACCCTGACCGTGAGTGCTTTGCCTTTCGCATTGCCAGTTGGTACGGACGTTTCTGTGTTGACCACTAGTGGTCAGATTGCACAGACGGGTTCTTTTGTGGATACAGCAGCCGCTGCTGGTGCAACCTCGGTTGTGCTGAATCAGGCCGCTACGTTCACCTTGAACTCGGGTGTTTACACCTCGACCGTTGTTTTCACTCAGTACCCCGAGATTTTGGTTAAGCTTAACCAAGGTCTGCACGGCTACTACTCTGCCACTGGCGCATAAGGAGTTAAATCATGGCTATTTCACGCGCACAGCTACTTAAAGAACTGCTTCCCGGACTGAACGCTTTGTTTGGTCTGGAGTATGCAACCTACCAAGAAGAGCACAAGGAACTCTACGAAACTGAGACCTCCGAGCGTTCTTTTGAAGAGGAAACCAAACTGTCTGGCTTCTCCGCTGCACCAGTCAAAAACGAGGGTTCTGCCATCGCTTATGACAATGCACAAGAGGCATGGACTGCTCGCTACAACCACGAAACCATCGCTTTGGGCTTCTCCCTGACGGAAGAGGCAATCGAAGACAATCTGTATGACAGCTTGTCCGCTCGTTACACCAAGGCTCTGGCTCGCGGTATGGCGTACACCAAGCAAGTTAAAGCTGCTTCGGTCTTGAACAACGGCTTCTCCTCGGCTTACACCGGTGGTGATGGCGTTTCGTTGTTCAGCACTGCTCACCCGCTGATTAGCGGCGGCACTAACAGCAATCGTCCTGCCACTGGCGCTGACCTGAACGAGACTTCTTTGGAAGCCGCCGTTATCCAGATCGCCGCTTGGACTGACGAGCGCGGTTTGCTGATTGCAGCTAAGCCCAAGAAGCTGATCGTTCCCCCTGCTCTGATGTTCGTTGCTACTCGTCTGTTGGAAACCAGCCTCCGTGTTGGCACTACCGACAACGACATCAACGCGTTGAAGAACAACGGTTCGATCCCTGAAGGCTACACCGTCAACCACTACCTGACCGATAGCAATGGCTGGTACTTGACGACTGACGTTCCTAACGGCATGAAGCATTTCGTTCGTACTCCGCTGGCTAACAGCATGGACGGCGACTTCGACACCGGTAACGTCCGTTACAAGTCCCGCGAGCGTTATTCGTTCGGCTGGTCTGACCCTCTGGGTATGTTCGGTTCGCCCGGCGCTTAAAGTAAGGGTTTAACCCCTTATTTGGAGCCCCCCACGAGGGGGCTTTTTTACGTCTAAAAACTGTCACAGATGCCATGGTAGGATGACTTGCAGCGCGGTGCTGCAACTATTTTTGGAGTATAGACATGCTGTTTACTGTATCTGTTGACCTCGCCGATGGCGGCTTTTTTGAGTTCTCTACTGAGTCCATTCTGAAGTTTTTGCAGGCGGCTCAAGCGTTGGGTAACACCGACATTGAAGAAGTGGACGACGAAGACGAAGAGTTTGAAGCGTTTGCTGACTGCTTTGCCGAAGACGAAGAGTACTTCTACGACGAAGACGCTGAGTGCTATTGCTGGTACGACGAAGAGTACGATGCTTGGTACTGGCTGGACGAAGAGGCCGGTGAGTGGCTCTTGGTTGAAGACGAAGCTGAAGACGAAGCTGAAGACGAAGCTGAAGACGAAGCTGAAGAGGCTTAATTTGTGCTGGGTTCTAAAGGGGGCTTCGGCCCCCTTTTTCGTTCGTGTTCGTCGTAGTGGTGTATGCGGTGGCAGTTGGCGCATAGTGCTACGCACTGCTTTATTTCTTCGTAGGCCGTCTTAAATCTGCCGTTGCCTATAAGTTCGTTGACGCTGTATTTCTTAGGTCCGACGTGATGGAAGTCAATCACCGCAGGGTGGGAGAACCCGCATTTGGTACAGGACAACCCCCGTTT